TTTCGAATATTAGTTGCAAGTTTGATCAATAAGAACTTTATCAGTTTTATTCAGTAACACTGCTTTATTGTTAAAGTTAGTAGTATTATTTGTTGCGTGTACCTTTAGATCCATATTGAATTGTCTGAAACGAGGTGTCAATTCTTTATAAGACGTATCGATAGCAGCAGTATATTCTGGAGATGCAACATTTGCTTTACTGAAATTTTCAAATATATCAGTAAAAATACCATTCTTAAATCTATCAATACCATTGCCATCAAGAATAAGCTGGTCTTTAGTTTGTTGCTCTAAAGAGTTAAGAACGGTATAATATTCTAGATTCTTTAGTCGCCTGTCCATCTTATTGATGTCAGCCATGTCATAGCCTTTTGCCATTCTGTCTGGGCTAATTCTAACAGCATAGTCAAACTTTTTCGAAGTGTTTGCTTGAGCAGATGTTAGAGGAGGATATGCTGGAACTTTAACCAGTCCAAGAGAAATGCCTCTACTTGGTTTTGATGGTGGAGTAGGAATTTCCTGTGCAACACCTTCTAGTATGCTGAACACTCCATCGCCGTCAAGTGTAATTCTATCAATACGTGGTAAGAAATATGAATAGTCAATATCGATATTTTCACCGGGCGCTGGTGGCCAATAATTAGACGATGTAAATGTTGGTGCGTCTGTTATCGCAGTATTTGCTATGCTTGCTGTTGCTGCGGTAGTATTATAACCAACGGCAGAATCTTTATCAGCGTATGGTCTAAAATCTATAACGTTTCTTAAATCATACTGCACATCGAATTCAGACGTATAAACAGGAATGTCTTCATAATCAATTGAACTTGTAGGAAGAGACACATAACTTGTTACATCAAAATAACCCGTATGACTTGTTTCAAAAACTTTGACTTTGAATAATAGAACGTCGCCCGCTGAAACCGTCAATGCTGGCTTTGATTTAACGTAAGACAATCCATAGTAAGCGTCTCTTTGATTGGGATATAATGTGAACAAGTCGGTAACAACATCGCTTGACTCACTAACACTACCTGCTCCTTTGTATACTGCTTCAATCTTGTATACATCAGGCAAGCCTAAAGAATACTCGCCGCTCGTACCGCCTGGATTAGTATCAGAATCCACTTCAATGAAAACTGTTCTTGATTCTTTTGCACCAGCAGAAACATCTCGTTTTCTTTTGTAATAAACTCTGACATTACCAGTCAAACTTAATGCACTGAATCCAGTGATTGTCATTGTTGTGCCACTACCACTAATTACAATAATCAAATTATCTGTATCAACAACATCGCCTGTTGATTCATGCACAATAATAATATCATTTGTTTTTACTGCGGCAGTTAATGTACCGTCGCCATAGTCAAGAGTCAGTGAACTGAGTGTGACTGTATCTGTACTAATTGCTGCTGTTACTGAAACACCTTCAATGTATACTAAATCAGATACTGTTTTGATTGCATTTCTACCAACATTCCAAAACGCTTTTTTGAGGTTCTCTTCATATATTTTTGGAAGACTGTTGACTAAAACAATATCAGCAGCTCCTTCGAAGTTGCCACCGTCATCATTAAATACAACACTCCTAACATCTGCTGGTGTATAAGAACTGTTTGTAATTCTCACATCAAAAACATAAAGTCTATATTGACAAGCAGGAGAACCAGCATCGCCACTATGATATTGCAATCCACGAACTTGTGCTGTACCAATCAATGTGCCAGTTGCTGTAGAAAATGTGTTGGCAGTTGCTGCATTTTGTTCAGCATTGTAGAGTTTAACTTCTGTGATTGATCCATATGGGAAATTGCCTTGTAGTTCATCTACAACATAATAGTTGCCCATATTGACTGTAATTACCTGATCGGTTATTGCTTTGTAGTCAGCATCATCGGCTCTAATAGCAACATCAATTGAACCAAAGGTTTCAATTCGTTGTCCATCAACATATGCTTTACCAGCGCCCACTCGTACATCAAGAAGTGATGTATTAGCGTTCTCTTCAATTGATAAATTAAAACGATCAAGATAATAGTTGCCAGACTCTTCAAATGTGCGTCTTGCCATCTCTTTACCAAGAGTAGAATATACAGTATTTTGTCTCCTACGTACAGGAAATCCATTTTGATATTCTACAAGAGTAAAGAACGTCTCGTCTCCTTGAGCAGCGGCAAGTGTTTTTACTGATAGTATTGGTGTTAATTTGACTCGATCAGCTCCAGGTGCATTCTCGTTATTATATCCTTCTGCATTATCTAATAACGTTGAATCAACTATACTGCTAATAATAGTTTCTTCTGTAACAAATCCAACAACAATTCCGTCTGGAGAAATACTGTATTTTTCTACAACGAGCAATTGCTCATCAACACGAATAAAAGCGCCTTTCTGATAGATGATACCGTCAGAAATCTTCAAGCCAACACCATTACCTATAGTGTTTGCACTTTGACCAGGAACTTCACCAGCCGCTGTTACAGTTGTAACAGTCTGACCATTTGTAATACCTGATCTATAATTAGAAAAGCCCTCTAAACGAATGTTTTCTGTTGTGCTGAAAACTTTTTGACCACTTGTACCACTTTTTACATATCTTAAAAATAAAGTGTTAAGAATTCCCGTGCTTTGACCAGCAGATTCTAATCCAGTGCTGGTATCGACGACAAGAGCTTCAACACCACTAAGAACACCTACAGCTTTTAGATTTTTATAGTTAGACATAACGACTGGTTGACCATCAGTCTGAAGGTCTTTAATCTTAACGTACGGAAGTCTTTCAATAAAGTTAAAGTTACAACCTTTTATGATTGTACCTTCTTGAAGGATATTGTCACCAAATCTCTCAATTTGATTTTGAAGAATTGTCTGTAACTGTGTTAATTCACGAGCTTGAACCGCAACAGCAGGCTTGAAAAGAACTCTATGAAAATTCTTATCTTCATTGAAATCATCAAAATATGGTGCGTTCGTGAAATTGGTATTGAGACCCATTTAAGAATATCCTTTAAAATTCTATTATTAGTCTAACTTTTTCTGATTGATCATCAGAACGTTGAACTGGACGTATTGTTTCTATGTATATTATCTCACCTGTATTATCAACTAAATCAGCATCAATTCTACTTGTGATATTAGCTTTTGCCACATCACCGCCGACAGTAATTGTTTTAATTTCTTCAGACTCATTAAATACACCTGTTACATTATTTAGATAGATTGTTCTGAGTGCTCCTGTACCAGTTAGCCCAACGCCAGAACTAATTGCAACGCCACTATTTGCTGTTGTGTTACCACTATTATTCACATTTTGACTTCCAGCATACGTTGGTCCGTAAGTCACTTTAAATTGTGTATCTGTAGCGGTAGTCGTCACATAATACAAAGGCTCTGTGTTTGACAAAACTGATCCATTTAAACTTTCGAATGAGACAACTTGACCGTTTGAGAATCCATGAGCAATATTTGTAGTAACAATTGCTTCTGAGTCCGTCGATACTGCACTAACAAATCGAGTAATAGTATTCGATACAGCATGTACATATCCACTAGCATAATTCGCATTATCAATGACAACAGGACCTGTACTTGGTTGGCTCTGAACAACTCGTTCGTCTAATGCGAAACCAGTACCAGAAACACCTACACCTAAATCACTACTGTTATCTGTAATTTGAACAGACAATTCGGTCAACTGTGAAAATACGTTTAATGTATTGTCAACGCTTGCAACTGTTGCTATAGTACCAGAAGTCAATCCTTTTATTTGTTGACCAGTAGAGAATGGACCATCAACATTTGTCAATCTAATTTGCCCGCCACCACGATTCGTAACTTTTCCTCGTGAACTCGTAACAAAACTTTCTTCTAAAATCGATTCTAAAGCGGTATATAACTCAACATTAACTCTATCGGCAGTGTCTAAAGTTGTATTTGTAATTGTAAATGTATTAGCAGTATAAGTGGCATCAATTACATTGCTATCTAATTTTGCAATAGCACTGACCAAATCTGCATTATAACCAAAATTATTTCCGTTATTATCTAAACCGCTAATAGCGACATTGTTTCCTGTAAACGTATACTCAGCCGTTAAAACGTTAGCAAGATCGCTTTTTGCTCCACCAACTGTTGTAGTAACATATCCTGTTGTTGCCGCACTATTCGCTGAGTTGTCGAACGCAGTAGAGAGTCCGGAGTCTACCCAAACAGTAAATGTATTTGCATTGCCAGTCGTTTTAGCATAGAATATTTGTTCTGTGTTGGCAACAAGTGCAGTACCATCTAAATTATGAAATGCAATTGCTGTACCATTTGCTAAACCGTGACCATCAGCAGTTTCAACTGTTGGTGGTTCTTCAGAACTAATTGACACAATTTCTCTCGTTACTGTGCTATTACTAATCACATCACTATTTGAGAATGCGGCGCTTGTCGTTGATAATCTAACGTTGAATGTATTAGCGGCATTGTCATACGCAATGATTGTGCCAATTTTATCTTCTGATGTGACTGTTGTTCCAACATCCCAGGTATTAACAGAGCTATTTGCTAAAATGTCAACGTTGGCTGTGATTGTTTGATATCGACCGATGTCGTAAACAAAACTTTGCAATAATGTATTAGCGGATTGTGGTGAATACTGAATTACGGTTTCACCTACAGTGAACAATGCAGGATTTTCTCCACTGTTCAAAGTGATATTCACATTTGCCCATAACGGATCTTTAATCAATCCTATTTTACGATAATCATTTGATGTAGAAATAGTATTGCTTTCAGTATTGGAAAACGTTACTGACACACCAACTTTATTCGCATAGAGTTCGTTAATAACATCCGAACCATGACCACCAGGAGGTCCAAGAAGAACTGATGTATTAGCAACTACCTGACTATCGCCTGCGCCTGTAATTCTGACTTCAGCAAACGTATATCCAGAACCACGATTTACAACTTCAACAGTTGATATTGAGTTTGCGGTACTATTAACTGTTGCAATGGCAGATGCTCCAGTGCCGTCGCCATTGATTGTAACCTTTGGTCCAATTTCCCAAGTTGAACTGAGATCGGGAGTCGTTGTGAAAGCAGATGATAAAACGACACGCCTCTCTTGACCTGTAACAACATATTCAGAAATAGTTCGAACTTGACCAGCGCCAGAACCTGAACGAATGTATATAGAACTATCTTTATAGAAATCCGTTATTTCAGAAACCTTGTCGCCTTGTATTAGAATACCTGAAATGTCGTCTATAGCATCACCATTGCTTTGCTGATAGACTTTCATATTGATTTCAAGATTGACACTTCTTACGTTAATTAAACTTATTGTATCTGAATCTGTGTTTATTGAAGTGATTGTAGCTCCTGCCGGTATACCATTAACAGCGGCAATCTCAGCATTAGCAGACGTTCTAAACGTTACACTACCAACAGCAAATTGTGCTGAGTTGGCTACTGTTAACGTGTAAACACCAGTTTCAATAGAATGAATAGTGCTATCACCAGCAACAGAAATTTCTTTAAATTTACCAGTAGCATAAGCATTATAGTTTCTACCAGCCCCTATAATGTTTATTGATTCAATAGCGCCGTTGATTGCATTTGCTGTTACATTAGCATTTGGTATTACAGGCACATAATCATTTGTAGCAAACTTGCTCCACTCTGATGAACTGATTGTGTACATATATTTCCAAATGTAACCATCACTTGTCTGATAAAATTCATCATCGGCTGTAGTTCCACCAGCACCAAACAAAGGCTGAGACGTTGACTTAGCGCCTCTGTTATTATTCAAGCATTTAAATACATGATATTGGTCTGCCTGTGAGGTAACTACATAAAAGTTATTGATTGTTAAATCTGAAGGATTCTGAGTTTTAGGATCATATTGAGCATATACTGTACCGCTTTCCCAATTGATTCTTTTAATCATATGTTTAATATCTGAAGAAGTCACCTTTTTACCAAAGATTATATCATCCCATGTGGTATTAAAAACATCAATCAAACCAGTGTTTGGATTTGGCGGTGTAGTGTCGTCGGCAAAAGGCAGACTTTTACCAGCAAAAACGTAATAGTTTGTGTTGTCGAACTCTGATACAGATTCAACAAACTGTGCTGCTATGTGAGTTTTGAAATTGTCTGTAACTAGTTTGCCCATCTTCTTCTTACTTTATGAGGTTTCCACAGAATCGCTGGTCGAAGGAGCAGCGGCGACAGTAATATTTATATTCGAATTTTTGATAACAGTGCCAAATAGTTCAGTACCCGCAGTATGAACTACGCTCTTAACAATATCTCTATATTTATCAATTGAAACGCCAGTTTGAATATCATATGAAAATTCTTGATAGTATTTGTTATCATGTATTTTGGCAACATCGCTCAAGTGTGACGTTACCGTAGACCAATATCCTTCACCGAGACCTTGAGTTTCAATTGATGTTGTGGCTGTTATAATTACCGGGTTTGCGCTTCTTGAAAGAGTTGCTCGTTTGTTATCTTCATAACCATATCCTGAATTCGTTATTTCTAAGCCAGTAGCAACACCATCAGCAACAACAACTTCAGCATTAATCGTTGCATTATCGCCCATAACTCTAGATGCTTTTATCGTTTCATATGCGAGAAGTGTTGCAGTTGCTCCACTTGAACCACTTATTGTGTCGTTCACAGTCCACACAACGTTAAAGGATGTTCTTCTTAAAGTAACTATGCCGACGCCGCTTTCATCTAAATTTTGTGCAACAACTTCACCTTTAGAATCACCGCCTTGAGAAATAATATCTCCTATCGTAAATCTTTGACCACTGGACATATTGACAAGGAGAGAATAATCTTGTCTATTATATGCTGCAATATATGGATTAAGCACAGAAACAAATGGTCCAATATTATAGTTAGAACCGACGTTAATTCTTGTTAAAGATGCTATTCTACCAATAGTGAAGTTATCATAGTTAAACATATTTTGAAATTGTGTAGTTGCATCACCATTTACATTTTTAGGAAATCCATATCCAAAATCCATATTCAATGTAACAGTCGCATCTGTACCACCACCATTGTCTGGTAATGTAAATGTTGGTGTTGTCCAATATCCATGACCAGGATTAACAACAGTAATCTCAGTAATACCGCCGGAACCGTCTACCGCTGTTATTTCTGCAAATGCTTGTACAAGTGGTGATCCATCACCATAGCCACCGCCTTCAAATAAAATATCTTGTCCCACACTATAACCTGTACCAGCAACAGTTGCAGACATCGAATTTACAAATCCAACACCAGAGTTAGCAGCGGTGCCTACCACAGTCTGTAATATATTTTGTCCTCTATAGTTTAGATTAGAAAATATATCTGTGTTCAAAGAAACGGTCTCAGGATTTTCAAGAGGTGAGCCAGGTTGAAATGTCGCATTTTGACCTCTGCTCAATTCAAGCACAACTTCATTGATATTTGGTTCAAGCACACTATAGTCAACACGCTCTTCACGAACTGTTTTAATTGTTAAGTCCAATCCTTCTACATATTCGAAATCTCTTGCTTGAGAATATATGCCAACCCACGATGTATTTTGACCTACAACAAATCCTCTTGCTGTATTGTTAGCAATAAGACTAATGACACCATTTGCAGTGGGATCTCCGTTGAGCCAAACATCTGTAGCGCCAGTCAATGTGGTTGCAGATATTGTTTCTTCAGATTGACTAAGAACACCTCTTGCTTGTTCGCCGGGAGTAAATGTGCCATATACAGTTTTAACAATCCATGTATTAGCATCCGTCTCTGCTGATACAATACCAACGGCGCCAGGAATAGTTATCTCAACAGAAGATATAGTAGAGTCTACAGTAGGAGTCGTATTTGAACTTGTATTAGCATATATGGCAACTGTATTAGATACTGAGAAGTTGCCCCAAGCTGGATAAAGTGTTATAGTATCGCCTGTTGTGTTTGCTGCTGTTAAATAGCCATAAGCATATTCGACAAGTTGATTCAAAGCGGTGTTTCCAGATCCTGTAGGATCATCAAAGAATCTCATTTCAACTTTAGATCCTATTTCACCTGTCCAGTTATCAGCGTCATCAACTCCAATAACAATCGTCGATCCCTCTTCCAATACTTCATTGACAATCAGTGAAGCATTGTTAGCAAAATCTATTGATGTTTGATTGGCAAAAGAACCAGAAACAATACCAAGGTTGACAACACTGCTAGTACTACTAGCTTCATTAGCTGTTTCATTAGTAAATGATATTGTGCCGTTAGATGCTTGACTTATGCTTGAAGCGTTGGTAACAGATATAAGTGCAGCGTTTCCTTGTAAGTTATATTCAAAAATATTAATATCAGCACTTAATGCTGGAGCGGTAGTAAAAGTAATACTAGTAGAGTTAGAAGTGTAATTCGTAACGACAACATCATTTACAGTAACAACTACGCTATTTGCTACAGAAGCAGCAGGTCTTGCAAAATCAACTGTGCTATTGTCACCAGTGTGGTTTTGAACTGATACATCGCTTACGCCAAGAACATAGTTGTTTGCTTGATCTAATGTAAGCCACTGTGTATTGATATCAGCGGCAGATAAAAGACTAACGATTTCTTTTTCTTGAACAACGGCTTCGTAAGGAATAAATTGATTTGATGTATTTGAATTGTCAAGACGAATCATGTTTGTTGCAACATAAACGGACGTATAATCATTCAATGTGTTACCATCAGTAAGATCATTAATTGTATAACCATTTCCGCCAAACACAAGATCAAAGTTAACTCGTCCAGTAGCACTTTCGATAGATGTTACTTTTGCTTTTGCTTGCCTGCCACTTTCATGTGTAACATCAAAAAAGTCACCTATAGCATTATTACTACCACCATTAACAACAGTTAAATTTGTTAAAGATCCTATAATCAATGGGGCATCTATAATGTTACCGTTTTCACTGACATATTCGTTTGTTACAAACGAGCCTTGAAGATTACTCAAAAACATAATGTCAATATACTTGCCAGCAACTCGTTTTGTCACTAAAGATTCCACAAACGCTTTTGCCAAAGAGCGATTGCCTGTAATTTGTTTACCAAGAAAACTTTTCGATCTTGCTGATCTTGTAATCTCAATGTATCGAGGTATGTTCCATTTACTATCAGACGGTTTTAAAATATCTACAGTTGGGAAATAAACTGTTGCTTCTTCATTAAACAGCATACGAATTAAAAGTTCTACTGATAACGGAGAACCTTTTGATCGATAGAAGTCCATGATGTGTTTGATAGCAAAACGATTATCTACAGACTTCGCATATGGGAATTGATTGAGATATTTCTCTTTAAAGTGTACTACAAAACTTTCTAATGTCTCATCAATATCACGATTTTGAAACATCGAACGACTGAGTGTAGTCGGAGAAGTAGATGTATTCTCAAGAAACTCATAGTATGCTTTTACAAAAGCAACCAGATTTGGTCCATCTTCACGATAGACGGCAGGAAATTGTTGTTCGATGTATTCGGATATTGTCTGAGATAGATTATGCATTATTTCGTCGCAACTCTTACATTAACTTCAACGTCTATGTCTCTGATTGAGAGCACTCTGTCTTTTGGACCAACGATGTCTTGACCTTCAAGTCTACCATATATTTTAATTGCATTACCAGAGAACGCTGAAACATTGAGACCGCTAATGCTTACTCTACCAGTAACATAATTAACTGTGCCAATATTTTCATTTAGAATTGTAAATCCGGTAACGGTGTTTGTTAAGATTTGTAATGTTCCACGACCATTGTCTTGAATGTAAGCAGTCTTACCATCATAAGTAAATGAAGACGTTCTAACAGCAGGTTTATGAACATTTGGATCTTCTCCTAATGTCAATGGATGATCAATAATTAAACGATTTTTAAAATTAACCGTTATAGTTGATGCTAAACCAAGTGTCGGCACAAAGTCAGCAATCATTCTTACTTCAGTATCATTCGCAACAATAGCAATATGGCTATCATCAATTGCTCTTGAAATTCTTGATACTCTTAAATTTTTATTGAAATCATTTAAATACGTTGTGTTATATGACTGTATGGCATTTCTGACGACGCTTTCAATCTCTCCAGGAGTGGCATCAGAAACATTGTTATTAAAATAAACGGTTGATATCAACTCGGCATATAAGAAATCGGCTGATACAACTTCTGGATATACAGTCAATGGGCTTCGCTCTAATAAAAATCTTTTATAAACTTCTTTAAGCGCCTCTGAAACTCCATCGCCTTGTGTTGTATCAATAGAGACAAACACTTTACCATATCTCGGAGGATCAAGTTCTTCGCCTCCAAAAACTGAAATAGATTGAATTTCGGAGAAGTTGCTTTTCATTAGATTTACATAATCAGATTCTGTTACTGCTCTGTCTTGAACTTGAATTGATTTAGGAGCATAGAATTTTATAGAGTCAAGAGACTCTTGTACTGCACCACCTTCAGCAAATGATTGTGTCGTGACTGTTGCTGGATAACCACTTATGTTTCCTGTTGCTGTAAAAGTTACAGCACCATTTGGTTCTTCACCTGTTGCAATGCGATAGATAACTTCTACAACTTCGCCTATCAGAGGTTCTCTACCAAATACTCCATTACCAAATTCAATTTCATAACGTTCTTGCTCCGCTGGATGTAAATAAAACACTTTATCCGTCGACCCAACATTAAACAAATTTGGTTTAAATGTGTATGAAGTTTTTTCAGCACTTGCCGCAGAAGACGCATACACATTTACGACAATACTGTTTGTGTCAATTCTTTTATTTGAAAGGATGTATTTTGTAGAAGCAGTAACATCAAAATATTCTTTTTCAATTCTACCTTCATAGATAAGCACATCAGCCAAAGAATATGTGTTGTTACGAGCAGTTACTGTATACACTTCGTCTGTGCTGAATGTATATGAAACACCATCTACGCTTGTCGTAAATTTAGTATATTTTGGAACTGTAATAAATGCAGGAGTATCGCCAGGAGTAAACGAAAGAGTTACTTTAGCAGTCGAAGCACGATATGAACGTGGTAGATAGTTAAGTTCTTTTGCATGAGAAACAATCGAAGACCTTAACTGTGCTGAGTCAAGAAACATTTCACCGAGTGCCATGTTTGTATAGAAACTATTCTGAAATGTATTGTATGCCAGAATATCAAGGAGCACTGACATATTTGACCCATCATAGTCATAGTCAGCGAACTGAGCTTGTCCTTGAAGGAATGTTTTTAATTGACTCTTGATTTGATTAAAATCAAGTTCAGAGATAATAGTTCCTGCCATTTTATCTCACTCTTTCTAAAAGTAATTCTAGTGTAACTGGTTCTTGTACGTTGACGACACGAAAGACGATTGTAACTTGTATCTCATGGTCATTGAATGTTTGTGCAACTACCACATCGATTACGTCAGCCCTTGGTTCGTGCGCTTCGATTACGTCTTTGATATGTTCTTGCATTGTGATAAATGTTTGAGCAGTGATATTCTCAAACAACATACCACGAATATGACCACCAAGTTTTGGCTGAAAGAGTCTTTCACCTCTATCTGTCAACAAAAGATTTCGAAGCGATTGCTTTACAGCATCAACGTTTGTCTTACGTAAGAGTGTATTTCGAATCGGGTGTTTATCGAAATCAGTAAAGAAGTCTGAATATACAACTCTTTGTGTTAATGGTGTTGCCATGACAAGCAATCTCCGAATTTATTTTTATTTATACAGTTGTTGAACCAATTAATTCATTTACAGCATCATAATTCAGATTACCATTTTTATTTACAAATTGTGATGCTTTAACACCTTTCAACACTGTCGGTTTTACCCAATACGATCCTTCTCCTCCGAATGTAGTACTTAGTCCATATGCTCCCAATTTTTGAGCAATTCCACCATTAACAGCATATCCTTTATATGCTAGCCAAGTTTCTGGTGGTAACAGAAGTGGAGCATCAGGAAAAAGAGTGGCGTATTCTTGTGCTCCACCAGCCAGTTCTACATTTTTCTTATATCCAGCATATAAAATTTCTATTTCTTTAAATCGTTGACTTACTTTGTTTTCGTTTGTCATTGGCACAATCGCTACAGCATCTTTAAAACCAAGGGCTCGTCTCGAATTTGGTGCAAAATTATATACAGTTAAATTAAATTCTACCACTCTAAAATAGAATCCAACACCATAATGGATCCATTGACTTCCCCATTGCATACGTTTTTCAGGAGGTAGTTTTTCTTGACTCAATAAAAACGTTTGTTTGTCGTAATCAGGATGAATATAGATCGGGTAATAAAGTAACCCATACCAGAACGGAGCTGACGCTTCAGTATAATTAAGCGTTTTAAGATTCATTTTTAATGATTCAAATGCCAGCTTA